TGACAATAACGGACTGCTAGAGGAAACTAAACGCAACACTACAGACCTAATCGATAACATACTTGTAACGCACTTAGGTTACGATGCATTAGAGGTCTTAGCTCGTTAATAATCAGGCGTTAAGTCGCCCTGTCGCCACTTAGAGCCTGTCTTCTGCAGGATACGCTGGCAGTTAGCGCATATAGTCTTTAAGTTATTCGGACGGCAGTTTTCTAAGTCGCCGTCCACATGATAAACATCAAACTGTTCACAGTGTTTACTCTTAAACCCGCACTTCTCACAAAAATCTTTCTTCGTATACCCTCTATAAAACCACCTCGGACTCCTTGCTTTCTTTTTGTCGTTTGAGCAACTTTCGCACCTTGTCCTATAATAAGCCTTGTTGTTCTTATAATAATTTAGTGCACACGGTTTTCTTCTGCAGATTTTACATAAAGGACGCATAGGTTTATATTTAGCACCTTTTCTCCCCCTTTTCACCGCATATAACAAGGGTATTTTAAGTGATGTCCGCTAAATACTAGTAACGGAATATACCGCTTAAAGGAGAAATAAACATGGCACTAACCTCACCAGGTGTAGAAGTTACGGTAATTGACGAATCGTTCTACACGCCAGCAGCACCGGGCACAGTCCCAATGATTTTTGTTGCTTCTGCGCAGAATAAGAGTAATGGTAGTGGCACTGGTATTGCACCAGGTACACTAGCAGCAAACGCAGGCAACCCATACCTGCTAACATCACAGCGTGAGCTTGTAGAGACTTTTGGTGATCCGATCTTCTACACAGACGCAAACAACAACCCAATTAACGGCGGCGAACTAAACGAATATGGTTTGCAAGCTGCTTATTCTCTGCTAGGTGTTAGCAGCAGAGTATATGTTACAAGAGCAGACATTGACCTAGCTTCGCTACAGCCGCAAGCTGAAGAGCCAGGCGCTGCACCAGACAACGGCACTAACTGGTTAGACACACAGATTACACGTTGGGGCATTGCTGAGTGGAACGGCGAACCATCGAGCACAGCAGGCGGGCAGACTTTTTCTTCTCAGACTCCTATTGTAATTACTGACTCTACTCGCATTGACCAGCTGTCAGGCGTACCAAAAGCAAGTGTTGGTGCAATCGGCCAATACGCTGTAAAAGCAACAACTAACAAGTTTACTGTTTACGTAAAAGACAAGACTGGCGCTTGGCAGCTACTTGGCAGCCCAGAGTGGAAGGCAAGTATTCCTTTCCTAGTAGGCAGAACTCCAGGCAGCGGATCAGATCTAGGTAACGGCAACGACAGTATTGATATTACTGTTGGTAGCACACTTTACTCGTTCCTAGAGATTGCAGACGGCGATCTAGCAGATCAAGTCGACGGCTTAGACGCTGCACTTGTTGGCAGTGGTGTAACTGTACAGCTTGATAACGGTCGTGTTGCATTTTACAACGACGGCAGTGTTTCTGATTTTGTTACATTTGGCGCTGGCAACTTACTAAGTGCTGATAACCTAAACATTCCAGAAGTTACAGCAGGCAATGTATATTATGCACCAGCTCTGCAAATCAGCCCACACACAGACGTTCCTCTGTTCAGATCAGCAGACAACGATCGTCCAACAGGCAGTGTATGGATCAAATCAACCGAGCCAAACGCAGGCGCACGTTGGAGGTACTTCCGTTACAACAGCGACGTTGAACTGTTTGACGCAGTTGAAGCACCGTTGTTTACATCAAACGCTGAAGCATTATTCTCGTTAGATAGAAGTGGTGGCGGTCTAAACCTTGCACAAGGTGTTACTTATGTTCGTTATAACTCAGAAGGTATCACTCCAAAACAAGCTGAGTTCAAAATTTATAGCAGAACTACTTTTGGACCAACTAACATTGTAAGTCAGCCATTAACAACTACTCAAGACAGTGGTGTTAAAACTATCACTATCTGGGAAACACAGCTAGGCGAGCGTACTATTTCAGCAGGTGTTCCGGTTGATATTACATTCTCTGGCGTAACTGATCCAGCAGAAGATGCAGATGCTATCGCTGGCGCAATTAACGCAGCAGGTTTTGAAAACGTAGTTGCAAGTGTTGACGCACAGAACCGTATTACAATCACTCATGAACTAGGTGGCGACATCCGCTTTGGTGCAGACGGTGATGATACAGCAGACGTACTAGGCGACATTTTTGTTCCATTTGATGCAGACAACGTTACAAGTACAAATAGAAACTTCTACCTTGTTACTGGCGAAAATCCAGGCTTGTATGTTGCAAGTATTTGGGCAGAAGCGGACCTGGTTGCACAAGAAGATCCACCGCAGAACATTGCATCACAAGGTGAGCTTTGGTACAGCAGTGTTGTTGACGAAGTTGACATCATGGTACACGACGGCAGCACATGGGTTGGTTACAGAACAGAGTTTCCAGACACAGATACAGCTGGCCCAATCGTTAGCGCAGGCGAGCCAACACAGCGTTCAGACGGTGCACAGTTTGTTGATAACGATCTTTGGATTGATACTTCAGACATTGAGAACTATCCAACAATTTATCGTTATGACGGACCGGCAGCAAGATTTGTTCTTGTTGATACAACTGATCAAACATCAGACACTGGTATACTGTTTGCTGATGCACGTTATGGTACAGATGGTGGCACTCCAACTTCACAACCATCAGGAACTATTGCAGAGCTATTAAGCAGCAACTTCCTTGACCCGGACGCTCCGGATCCAGCACTATACCCACGTGGCATGTTGCTGTACAACCTACGTAGAAGCGGCTTTAACGTTAAGCGTTTCGAGCGTGGCTACATTGATCTAACACTAGACAATGATCGTTTTGGCGGCCAGGCTATGGCAGATTACTATCCAAACCGTTGGGTTACAGAATCACGTAACCAGAACGATGGTTCAGGTAGCTTTGGCGCAGCAGCTCAGCGTATTGTAGTTGTTCAATCACTGCAAGCAATGGTTAACAGCAACGACCAGATCCGTGATGATGAGTCACGTGTGTTCAACGTAATGGCAACGCCAAACTATCCAGAGCTTATTGGTGAGATGATCACTCTTAACTTTGATAGAGGAATTAGTGCATTCATTGTAGGCGACAGCCCAATGACATTGACTCCGGATGCTACTTCACTTAACGAGTGGGGACAGAACGTTCGTAACGCAGTTGAAGATAATAAGCAAGGTCTAGTGAGCTTTGATGAGTATATGGGTGTATATTACCCAGCAGGCTTTACAAGTGACAACCTAGGTAACAACGTTGTTGTTCCACCAAGTCACATGGCACTGCGTACTATCGCACTAAGTGATCAAGTTAGCTACCCATGGTTTGCTCCAGCTGGTACACGACGTGGCGGTGTTACAAACGCAACTTCGTCAGGTTACATTAACAGCGAAGGCGAGTTTGTAAGCGTGAGCTTGAACGAAGGCCAGCGTAACACGTTGTACTCAAACAGTATTAACCCGATTACTTTCTTGAACGGCGCCGGACTTGTTGTATTTGGTCAGAAGACTCGCGCAAGAAACGCAAGTTCACTAGACAGAATCAACGTAGCACGTCTTGTAATTTACTTGCGTTCGCAGTTGAACAGATTGGCTAAGCCATACTTGTTCGAGCCAAACGACAAGATTACACGTGACGAGATCAAAGGCGCAGTTGAGAGCTTGATGCTAGAACTAGTAGGGCAAAGAGCACTTTACGATTATATTGTTGTGTGTGACGAATCAAACAACACACCTGCAAGAATCGATCGTAACGAACTCTACGTCGACGTAGCTATTGAACCTGTTAAAGCGATTGAGTTTATCTACATACCGTTGAGACTCAAGAACACAGGAGAGATTGCAGGTCTATAAGCAAAAGGTTAGGGCTCTTTTATAGAGCCCACTTTTTGATAAATACTAGCAACAGGAGAATATATAAATGGCAATTTCATCATTATCGAAAATTACAGTACCACTAGCTAGTGACCAGTCGGCTACTAGTCAGGGTCTGTTAATGCCTAAGCTACAATATCGTTTCAGGGTATCACTTGAAAACTTTGGCGTAAGCTCAGGTACAACTGAATTAACAAAGCAAGTGGTTGACGTAACGCGCCCTAACGTAACGTTTGAGGAAATGGAAATTCCGATTTACAACTCAAAAGCATACCTAGCAGGTAAGCACACTTGGGATCCACTTACACTTAACTTGCGTGACGATGTTACTGGCTCTGTTCAGAAACAAGTCGGTGAGCAGCTACAGAAGCAGTTCGACTTCTTCGAGCAGTCAAGCGCAGCTTCAGGTGTTGATTACAAGTTCTTAACACGTATTGAGATACTAGACGGCGGTAACGGTTCTTTTGAACCAACTATATTAGAAACATGGGAGTGCTATGGTTGCTTTGTACAAAATGCAAACTATAACTCACTAAACTATGCAACTAATGAACCAGCTACTGTAACATTGGCAATTAGATTTGACAACGCAGTACAGACACCGCAAGGTACTGGTGTTGGTACAAACGTTGGACGTTCTGTGAACACACTTATCACTGGTGCAGGTTCAGGCAGCAACGGTTAATACATAGATTAATTAAACCCAATAAAGGGAGTCGATTTCGGCTCCTTTTTTATTATGTGCGCAGTTAATAGTTTTGTATAAATACTATTATGGCAAATAAATTAAACGGCTTTCTAAATAACGTTGGACAAGGATTAACAAATCCCAAAGGTAATCTTGGTGACTTTCGACATGCTGCCAGGATGTTTATTGACGACACGTTTAGATTAGCACCTAAACAAAAGTTTCTTTTCTTTGTAAACTTTGAAATAAACCAACAAGCACTTGATCTATACCCCCAATTAAAAGAACGACATTTACCAGAAATAAACATGTTATGTAAAACTGCGGATTTGCCACAATATTCTGCAAGTGTTGACGTTAAGAATCAGTACAACAGAAAGAAGGTAATTCAAACCGCTATTGATTATACTCCTATAAACATCACAATGCATGATGATAATCAAGGTATTACTACTTTTCTTTTAGAAGCATATTACAAATACTACTATAGAGATGGCCGCGGCGAATCGCGCGAAGATGCATACGGTTCTAGAAATACTTACAGTGGTGTAAGAAAATACAGATATGGCCTTGATAACGGCACAGTCGTTCCTTTCTTTAAGAACATTAGGCTGTATCAGCTATCAAGACAACAGTTCACAGAATACACTCTAGTTAATCCAATGATCGAGCGATGGGGGCATGATTCAATGGACTATTCTGACGGTACTGGAACGTCAGAAAACACAATGGTTCTAAATTACGAGACTGTGCTTTATGACCGAGGAATAATCGAAGAAGATTCGCCTGCTACATTTGCTCAGTCGCACTATGATACAGTGCCAAGTCCATTGTCTGTTGAAGGTGGCGGCGTTGCAAACTTGTTCGGCGCAGGCGGCGTTCTAGACGGCGGCAGCTCGGTGATCGGCGACATTGCGTCAGGTGATATCGGCGTAGGTACCTTGTTGGCAACAGCCAACACTATCAAGAACGCTAAGAAGCTAGACACTAGAAACATTACAGCAGAAGGCATAGGCGTAGCAACAGGAGCAATAGCCGGACTTGCAAATCCTGGTGGCACTGGCTCGGCGGGCTTGGCAGGCTCGATTATTCCAAGTCTAGGCGCAAACGAAAACAATACAACTATAGCGTTAGCTCCTGGCTCAGGCACCGCAGGATCATCATCGCCTAGCGTGTCAAGAGAACAGAAAGTAGCATCAGCACGAGGACTTAATACACCATGAGTAATTTTCCTACAAACGGCCCAAGAAATACTGACCAACCAGTACGCGACTTCTTTGACAGATATTATCAAAACAGAGTTGAATATACAGCAAGCGAAGTTGATGCTGTTCTAGGTTTTTTCGACAAACGTGGGTTTAGCGAAACGTCAAGTTCAAGCATTGCAGCAACACTTCTGCGTCAGGCAAAAACCGACGGTGTTGGTACTTTTAAATTACTAGACACCCTAAAAGGTCTTGATGATACTCAGCTAAGTGCACTTGTAACAGAAATCTTAAACTTTTCAAGAATTAAATCAAGTGTATTGGGCTATCGTGACCCAAACACAGCTAACTTCTTTGAAGCAAGAAACATAATCTCATAATATGGCTAGATTCGCACAAGGCAAGTTCACGCCAAAGAATCCTGAAAAGTACATAGGTACAAAAACACCAACTTATCGAAGCGGTTGGGAGTTTACATTCATGAAATTCTGTGACGAACATCCAAGTGTATCACAATGGGCTAGCGAAGCAGTACGCATACCTTACAGAAATCCTCTCACCGGCAAACAAACAATTTACGTACCAGACTTTTTTATAGCATACGCAAACAAAAGCGGTAAAAGTAAAGTAGAGCTAATAGAAGTAAAACCATCAAATCAATCCGTTAAAGAAAGGACGGGCCGGTCAAAAGCTAATCAAGCAGCTTGGGTAGTTAATCAAGCCAAGTGGGAAAGCGCCCGCGCATGGTGCAAACAAAAAGGAATTTTCTTTAGAGTTGTGACCGAAGAGGACATCTTTCACACTGGCAAGAAAAGAAGATAAATAATACTAGCACTTTATTAAGGCGACTATATGACAAAAAAATTAGAACAGCTACTTGACCTAGAATCGTCAAAAGAGATTATTAACAAAGCCGAAAAACAAGAGGAATCAGCAGCAAAAGTAAAGAGAGCCCAAGAAAAGGAAACTCTTAGAGAGATTGCTGAGTTCGATAAAATTACAGCAGCATTGCCTACTGTAAAAGGGCTAGGCGAACTTGGCGACGATGAACTAAATGAAGTTGCTCAAAAGGCTATGGATGCATACGACGATCTAATGGACTTAGGTATGAACGTGGAAGCACGTTACTCTGCTAGAATATTTGAAGTAGCAAGTAGTATGCTTAAAACGAATCTAGATGCGAAAACTTCTAAACTAGAAAAGAAGTTAAAAATGGTTGAATTGCAGCTCAAGAAAGAGAAGCAGGACAAAGAAAGTAAACCTAAAGGCGACGGAGACGATGGGTTTTTACATGGCGAAGGCGAGGTTATAACAGACCGTAACAGCTTGCTAGAGAAGCTAAAAGCCATGGATAAAGGCTCCGGGAATGATAAATAAGAATATAACTTAGGATACTGCGATGAGATCTTTTACAGACATTTTAAACGAATCTAAAAAAGTCTACACTTTTAAGATAGGTGTAGCCGGCGAACTGCCTGAAGAATTTACAACACACATGGAAACTGCTTTGAAGAAGTTTGGCGTCGACAAACTTACAGCAGGAAAGAAAACTCCTATTCAGGAACGCCCGCTAGACTTTCCTCAGAAACAGAATACCGAAGTGACGTATTTTGAAGCAGATTTAACATACCCAACAACATCACAAGTACTAGCAGGCTACTTAGCACACGCATGCTCAGTACACGAATCTTGTTTTGTAGTACGCAGAGCAGACGAGCCTTTAGAAAGATACCAAGAAGGCGTAATAGACGAAAACGAACCGTACGAAGCACTACTTGACACAGAAGAAATGGCCAGCGAAAGCGCCCAGGAAAGTGCAGGTGGTAACAGAGTTATGGATCTACTGAAAGAACTTGAGAGTGCTCGTAAAGAGCGTGATCATGAACCGACTGCGGGAGCACCTGTAGGAGAATCAGAAGACATCTCTGATAGCGCAAACACAAAAAGTCCAATAGGGAGCTAACAATGGATAGCAGCACAAAGAATTTAAAAGATATGATTCAGCGCATGACAGAACTAGAAGGTTCAGGTGCGTCAGACGAAAGCAAGAAGCAACAGTTAGACGAAGCAATTAGCGTAACTGCTGACACAGCCGACGAACTTGCTAGCCTTGCTAAGATGCTAGGTAACGCAGGCATGAACGATCAGTCTGCGCAATCAGCGCAACCTATGCCAGCACGTCAAGACATGGAACGTCTAGCAGGCATTATGGGCGATCCAGAACCAATGGTAACAGGCGAAGACGACATAGGCGGAATTGAAAAAAAAGTTCACGGACTACCGCCGGGCGGTGAAAGCGTAGATGAAATGTCATCAGGTAGCGCCCAAGAAGTCGAGAAGTTACTTGGGTTGGTTAAACAAGTAGCCCAGGGCGATCGCAGAGCCCAAAGCGAGTTTAAAGATACAGTCAGCAACGAGTTCACAGGCGTAGATGCTGGCCGACTTCTTCAGAAACTTAGCAAAATGGATAGTCGTAAACAAGCCGAGGTAATCGAAGAGTTGGTCAAGCGTGGTCAGCGCCAAGTAGTTAGTAAGTCAAGTGCAAGCATGAAAGAACCAACGTTCGAAGACAACGAAGAAGGAGCACTTGGTGGCAAGGAAGAAGCTGTACGTGAGTGGTATAACAAGTATTCTAAATACAAAAACGACCTAGGAGATGCATTGCCAGATGGATTGGTACGTTTTTTCCTTGATTCTGGTGCATCACAGGATATGATGGAAGTTGGCGAAATGGCCAAGGCTGAAAAATACTTCGGGAAAGACCTTGACGACTGGGGAGACGAAGAACTTGACAAGTTCTGGGACGTAGCTCCAATTTCTGATGGAATGGTCGACGATCTAGCGACCATTGCAGGGCAATCAGTTGACGAAGCCCTTGCTAACGAGGTTCAAGAAATCATCCAAGGCAGTACCGACGAAGGCTACGATAACGAGCCAGACGAAGAGCAGCAAGACCACCAGTATATGACCAAAGACTTGTCAGGCGGCCTAAACCGTCAGAAGAGAGCGTATGCAAAAGCGCAAGACGGCGACAACGCAATGGCTGTCGAGGGTGTCAAAGACAGACTATACGCGCAACTTTCTGAAAAGAAGAAAGCCGATAAAGATTACGACGGTGACGGAAAAATTGAAACCCCAAAAGCAGAGTATCAAGGCTCGAAAATCAAAGCAGCTAAAGAAAAAGGCAATTTACCAAAAGACAAAAAGAAGAAGTAACTTCGCATAGCGCCACCGGGCGCTATTGTCTTGAGTAAATACACTATGAGCAAATCACTTGACGGCGTACTAACCAAAAAAGCTAACCAGCAGGAAACCTATACAGAAAAACAAATAGGACAACTTGTTAAATGTATGGATCCTGACGAGGGGTATTTCTACTTCGCAAAAAACTTTGCATACATACAGCATCCGGTAAAAGGCAAACTACTCTTTGAACCTTATGACTATCAAGAAGAGTTGATGGCCAGTTATCACGGATATCGCTTTAACATAAACATGTTGCCTCGTCAGACAGGTAAGACTACATGTGCTGCGGTATACCTTTCTTGGTATGCAATGTTCCACCCGGACCAAACAATCCTAATTGCTGCACACAAGTATTCAGGCGCGCAAGAGATTATGCAGCGTATTCGCTATATCTATGAATTATGTCCTGATCATATTCGTGCAGGCGTAACCTCGTATAACAAAGGTAGTATAGAATTCGAAAACGGCTCGCGTATTGTGTCACAGGCAACTACAGGCAACACGGGACGTGGTATGAGTATATCACTACTGTACTGTGACGAATTTGCGTTTGTACAGCCAAACATTGCTGAAGAATTCTGGACTTCAATATCACCTACACTAGCAACAGGTGGTAGAGCTATTATAACATCTACACCAAACTCGGACGAAGACACGTTCGCAACAATTTGGAAGGATGCTGAAAAGAAATTCGACGAACACGGCAACGAACAAACGCTAGGCATAAACGGCTTTCACGCATTTACAGTGCCGTGGGATGCTCACCCAGATCGTGACGAAGAATGGAAGGTTGCTGAAGTAGGACGTATTGGTGAAGAACGCTTTCGTCGTGAGTACGGCTGCGAATTCCTAATATTCGATGAGACGTTAATTAATGCAATCAAACTGTCCGAGATGGAGGGGATGACCCCGATAATTAACATGGGGCAAACACGCTGGTATAAGAAGCCTAAGGCAGGTTATACGTATGCTGTAGCACTTGACCCGAGTATGGGCACAGGCGGCGACAACGCTGCTATACAGGTAATTGAACTTCCTACCTATGTACAAGTAGCAGAATGGTTCCACAACCAGACATCTATTCCTGGCCAGATACGAATACTCAAAGATATCTGTGCATACATACAAGACGAAATCAAAGCTCCTAACAGCATTTACTGGAGCGTGGAAAATAACAGCATAGGCGAAGCTGCTCTACTAGTCATACAAGACGTAGGAGAAGAGAATATCCCGGGACTGTTTATATCAGAACCAATGCGTAAAGGGCACGTAAGGAAATTCCGTCGAGGATTTAACACAACTCACGGTGCAAAGATTACCGCTTGTAGTCGACTAAAGACTATGATAGAAAACAGTAAAATGGAAGTGCACTCAAAACCGTTAATATCGGAACTTAAAGGCTTTATTGCAACAGGCTCTAGCTTTCAAGCAAAACAAGGACACGCAGACGACTTAGTTTCGGCGCTACTCTTAACTATAAGAATGATGGCTGTACTCAAAGACTGGGATCCTAAGATTTACAACACGTTTACACAGGCCGAGGATGACGACTACGATCCTCCGATGCCCATCTTTATGAGTAGCAACGGATAAATACGTTATGGACTTAAATACAATTGCAGAAGAGTTATTTTCAAAGGTACGCGGAAGATTTCCGAGCGTAACTATTGGCGACAGTGAAGGTAATGTCACTAACGAACCAACTGAAGCACGCTACTTCGAATTTACTTTTGATAAAACTAATGACGATAAGATTAGTATATCACTAGACGAAGAGGACGGCGTCGTTATTATGTTCGCCGACCGTGTTACAGAAAACGAAATAGCTAAAGGCAAGTGGTATGAATTTTTACGTGGAATGAGAATGTTTTCAAAGAAGAGAATGCTTAACTTTGACGTTCGTAATATTACAAAATCAAACTTAGAGAAACGAGACTATCAATATCTCGCAACGAATTCCGGAGACAGCAGCATGAATGAATCGAAGTTATATGGTACTTCAAAATTAAGTTACCAAAATATAGACAGTGCCAGACTAGTGATTAAGCATACTGAAAACATTGACACTGAAACACCGTCAGGGCGCACACGAAACATTGGAACAATTTACATTGAAAGCCCAGAAGGTGAAAGGTTCAAGTATCCTTTCAAACACTTAGCAGGCGCTAGAGCAATGGCTCGACACGTAGCAGAAGGCGGCACTACGTATGACGACTTCGGTGAGCATATAGTTGGCTTATCAGAAGAGCTTTCGAAGCTACGCAAGTTTAAGAACTACATGGGTCGTTCAAAAGTTATGGCAGAAAGCCTAGCTGAGTACATGGGAGTTGTACACGAGCGTATTGGTACAGTCAAGAAAAGA